CAGCTAGGGCAGATGCAGCGGAACAAAGGGAAGAAACATTAAGGGGACAACTAAGTACGTCTCAAGCATTGGAATACAAAGACATTGGCGAACCTTTTGAAGCTAGAGCTTACCAAAACCGAAAAGATTTAGGGGAAGCGCACACTGCATTTATAACAAACTTGCAAGACTTGGGGCTGTCGCAATCGCAGTACGCAGTAGAGAAAGCTTTAGCAGACGCTGAGTACAATTTCCAAAACGAACAACTAGAAGTAGATTATGTATTGCCAGACTTTGTGGTTCCCTCAGGAGGCGATGTAAACGACTACTACGATAGTTACATGGAAGACCTTGGGGATTTAATAGGCACAGACGGGGGTATTACCCAAGACCAATACAATAGCTTTGAAACAATCATAGGTGGCTATAGGGATGCAGAAGTAGAAATAAACAATTATGTAACGCAATCTGATAATTTAGACGAGCAATTAGATGCCCTTGGCATCACGAGGTCAACCCTATCTGCTGAAATAGCCGCACTGCAGGCCAACCAATATGTGCAATTAGATGATTTTGTTGTTACTAGCAGTAATGCTTTTTCGGATTTTGAGGATTACGAAGACTATGTAAACGAAAGCGATGCGACCAAAGAACAAAAAACGGAAGCAATTAATTTCGCAAGAAACCTTTATAAGTTAACTAATGAGTTAAGCGCTATTACTGTATTGCCAGACTTTGTGGTAAGCGCAGACACCGAGCAAGAATTTTCTGATGCAATCAGTGCATACAGAGAAGGTTTATTTGGACGCATAGGTGTTGATTTAACTGAAGCTGAATTTAATTCTATAGATGAAATATTGCAAAAGGTTAAAGTAAATGGGTTAAACAAGTTTGAGGCAGAGGATTTAGCAGCTGATAACGCTCGAAAACTAGAAGAGAAAAGAGGAGAATTAGCTTTAAACAAAAAAACAACAGATGCAATTATAGCGGGTTTAAATACCTACGCTAGTTATGCTTCGTTTGACCCTAGCTCTGCTACAAGCGTAGAAGAAGTTATAGCATTAAGGGCTGAATTTGACTCAGCTTTAGAAGCGTCGGATTTAACCGAAGCACAAAAACAAGCAGAACGTGATTACGCAGACGGTATACAACCTGTGTTTGAAGAGAATTTATTTGTACCAGACTATGAGTTGCCAGACTTCAATGTAATAGCTGACGGAGATTTAGATGGGCTAAATGATTTTGAAGCGCAAGCTGTATTTGAATTAGATAATTATTTAGAGAGCGGATATATTACCCAAGACGAATACGACGGGAATCTTGAAAGCATAACTAATGCAGCTGCGACTAGAAAAACTGAAATTACACCTGTCTACACTTTACCAGACTTTACTGTAAACGCTTTAAGCCCAGATGGTACTACAAGTGAATTAGACGATGAGTACGCTACAATTATAAACGACCTAAAGGTTAATTTCTTAGACAAAGGATACATTGACCGCGCTCAGTTTGATGCTTTTCAGTCTGAACTTGATACTAATTACAACGCAATAAGAACACCTCTTATAGGATATACACTGCCCGACTTTACTGTTTACGATAGAATGCCAGCATTAGGCACTGCTTACTCGGAAGCCATAGACGAATTGCAAGAATTTCAAGATAATCAATTTTTTGAAGAAGGTCAGTTTACAGGTTATTTAGATGAGTTAGAAGCAGCCAGGGATGCAGCTCAAAACAGAATCCGTGGTGTTTACGAATTACCAGATTTCGTGGTCAATGATACAGAGGGTACGTTTACGGTAGATGACATTGATGAATTGTTTGAGGACTATGAAGAAGCATTAGGTACAGACTTTCAAGAAGGTTATCTAAGCTTTGATGACTTTACTGCAGCTGGTTCAACAGCTAAAGGAATTTACGACACAGAAAGAAAAAGAAGAGAGCCAATAGTTGACTTTTCTGAAGGAAGTATCTTTGATGATGAATCGGGATTACCGCCTGCAGATGGAGGAATGGATGACACCGACCCAGACCCCGACTACGTTGACTATGGAAATAACACAGGAATAGACACAGGTGATACAATAAGTGGAGGAAATATGGCACAAGAATTTGACCCAGCATATAATTTATACAAAATCATGTACGGTGAAGCCGCTGCACGTGAAGCTTTTCCTAGTGGGAAAAGTGAAGGTTTAGCAGACCCAAGAATAACCCAAGGCCTTAGCGAGTATATGCTAGGGCAAGACAGAGATGCGTTTGCTAGAACTTCTGCACTAGCTGAAGAGACCCAGGATTTGGCTGACAAGCAAAGACGTTTACGCAGAGAGTCAGACTTAGGCTTAATGCAAGAATTTGGCGGACAGTACCAAGAGCAAATGAAAGAATTGTATCCAGACCAAGCGTTTGGATTGCAACAACAGAGAGCAATGGCTGAACGCGCTGCAGACGAAGCAAGTGGTGGACTGACTGCTAACCAAAGAGCAAGGGCAGAACAAACAGGATATCTGTTTGGGGCGCAACGTGGTCGTGAGTATGACCCGATTACAATGATGAAGCAATTTGGCGAAGAAGAAAGTATTAGAAGAGACCGAGACCAATTTGCTACAAATCAATTAAGTAACTTAGGAAACATGGAGAAAGCTCTGTATGGTGATTTACCTAGTGTAATAGGAGCAGATAGCCCTTATACTTCGGGAGCAGGAAACATTACTACCTCGTTTGATGCTAGCAGTATACTTGACATGGGTAGCGTAGATTATGCTAATCAACAGAAACTAAGAATGGCTGAAGATAATTTAGCAACTTTAGAAAGAGCTTATTCAACAGCAGGCTCTGTAGCAGAAAAAAGAACTATATTTGAACAAATTAGTGACGCTAAAGATTCAATCACTAACATTAAAAGAGGGGTTGAAGACGTTAAAAGCATTGGTGGTATGATAAAAGATTTTTTCAATTAAAAAATTATGGCTATAAGTATTTCATCTGGTTCAAGACCAAACCCTAGTTTGGCTTCTTTAAATTTTGATAGCATGGTAGAAACTGGTGCTAAAGGAATGAAGATTGTTGACGACGCTAAGAAAGAAAAGCGTGCGTTTGACTTACAAGCAAGTGAGAAACTGCGTGATGATTTTCAAAAATCTAAAATTATTCACGGGCAAATACTTGCAGCTACGTCACAAAACGAAAACATTGTGGCTCAATTGCAAGCTGGGGTAGACAATGGTTCTAATGATGCTACAACAAAAGCATACAAAAGGTTTATTGATGGTAATTATACGCAGTCCGATTTAGCTGTTGTCAATGCTTACATTACTGCTGCCAATGCCCAACAAGAAGAAATGAAGGTAGCACAGGAAAGAGAAAACAAAATTAAGTTGCAAAACCAAAAACTTGAAGCACAAAACATAAATCAACAATCTTCAAAACTTTTACAACAAATAGCTATAGAGGCAGGGGAAACCCCTACGGTAGAAACAGTCAGCAAAGCTCATTATGAAATTTTGCCAACTATTCAAGACACACTTGTAGCAGACAGTTTGATGGCAAAAGTTGCGGAGTACAAAAATACTATTATTGCGCACGGCAATACTACTGCAGGTATTAGTGATTATACATTTGAACACGCCAAACTAAGCGATGCTGCTACGTTCCTTGAAGATGGCAAAATAGGAGAAGCAATGCGAGTGTTAAATACATTAGGATTGCCTACTACTATAAAAGAACAGATTGGCGAAAGACTTATGACCGTAGCGGAATTGAAAGAACGTTATGGAAACCAGGTCATTGAAGATGAAGGCGATGACGTACCTGTAACTGTGGAACCTGTGGCATCCCCAAAGCAATTATACAGCACTGAAAAAGAATGGAAAAAAGCTAAACCTAAAAAGAAAGATTATGTACACAGTTTATTGGGTACTGCCTTTGGTCCTGCTAAAATAGAAGCTGAAGCAGCGTTTCAAGCGGCACTAGCCAAGTGGGAAGCAAATAAACCAGGAGAATCAAGTATAGCCGAGTTAGAAGCAGACGTATTCAACGATGAGTAAACCTAAAACTTCTAGAGAGGTTCTCGAATGGCTTTCTGAGAATAAAAATGTAGCTCAAGAAGACCCTACTAGATACGAAAAGGTTAAAGAGTTATATAGATTAAAGAAAGAGCAAGAGCAACAAGGAAATACTTCTACTCCTTCCGAGGGCGATGGTTTTGTCGTAGGCGGAGCTAAATTTCTTGGTTCTATGGGTACAGAAATGACAATCGGTACCGCAGGAAAGTACGGGACTGCTGCTTTAGGTGGCACTATTGGTTCTGCTGTTCCTATAGTTGGCACTGCAATAGGAGCTGGTGTAGGATACGGAGTTGGGGCTATTGGTTTTGGTATTACAGGTAGTATAGCTGCGCAAAAAATTGAAAACCCAGATGCAGATATAAACTGGGGTAGGGCTATAGCCGCGGGCATGATTAACTTAATACCTGGCACTGGCATACAGGCCTTAAAGGGAGGTGCTAAGAGCCTCGTGAGGGCTAGCGATAAAGCCATTAAGTATGGAGCCATTGAAGGTGGTATTACTGGAGCAGCAGAAGCACAGATAGAATCCGTAATAAATAAACGTGAGTTAGCGGGGCTAGGTGATACACTGACTTACGCAGCAACGGGTGTTGTTATAGGTGGTGCTTTGGGCGCAGGTGTAAAAAAACTTTCTGCAGGAGCTAGGAGTAGACAAGAAGCTGAAGATGCAATACAAGAAGCTGTTATACGAAATGACATTACAGCTAAAGACATAGCGGCAGCGGCAGACGAAGGAAACGCACCAGACCCATTAAATATTTTAAGGCAAGTCGAAGAAACTAGAGTTGGCGCAGCTAGCGACAATGCTGTAGAACAAATAACTAAATCTAAGTTTGACCCAAATAATGTAGGTTGGCTAACAAAACTCTACAATCGTTTGCCTCCTGGTATAATAAAAGAAAAGATTGCTGGTGCTGTTCCTTCTATTGTAAATCGTAGGGTGGCCGAGGCGGCACTCGATTATCAAAATATTATAAGGGCTGGCGATGCCCAAGGCGAACGAGTTGTAAAAGCTGTGCAACGCGTATTAGCAAACAACCCATCAATGCGTCCTTATGTTGATAGATTTTTTGACACAGGACAACTTGACCCAGAGTTAGAAAAAACTGGTATAGGTAATACATTATTGCAATGGAAAGATTTCGTTAAGCAGCAACAGAAAATTTTATTACAACAGTTAGACAACGATTTAATCCAAGGCATGGACGAAGAAAGTAGAATGCTTCTGGCTGCAGAAATAAGGCGTTCTATGCGAGACGGACAATATACCGCTAGGGAGTATCAATTGTTTACTGATGACAGTTTTATACCCAACAAAGACAAGAAATCCGCAGCTATTGCTGCCATTAAAAAGAAACTAGATGATGGGGAAGATATTGCTGTCGGCATAGAATCATTTGATTCGGCAAAGGGTGAATTTAGTTACAAAAATATAAATGGCAAAGAAGTAGCAGATTTAACTAACTTAGAAAAAGCCGAGCAAATTGTTGAAGACATAATAAAGAATGGAGCTAGGAACAGAAAGTTCAAAGCCTCAGGCGCTGCTAAACAAGCCATTGATAGCCCTATAAGAGCTAGGGGATTAGACCCAGAAGTAGATGCAGCTCTAATGGATATGATGGGTGTAATAGATGACCCAGGAGAACGCGCTAGAGGAACAGTAACTAGGCTCACGCGTTTAGTAGCTAGACATCAAACCGATAATGAGATTTCGGAAATATTATTAAAGATGGGAATGGCTAGCAAAAACCCAGACGATATCCCAGGTTCAGTTGAATTAAGCGGAAGGGGTGGGAATACTGGTTTATATGTAAGCCCAGAGGTAGCTATAGCAAACAATCAATTGTACGCATCTAATGCAGTAAACAATCACTCTGACATAGCGGCTGCGGCTTTAACTGGCTTAAATGATGCCATAGGTTTGTCTAAAGCTACAAAGGTTTTGGGAAACATCCCTTCTTATTTTGTGCAAATATATGGCAATGCGGCTACCTTAATTCAACTAGGAATAAATCCAATAGGAAATCCTATACAATTTTGGAATGGAGCTAGGGTAGCATGGAGTGACGCAGATTGGTTTGAAGGGAGCCACAAGTTGTCTAAAAAAATGTTAGCAGAACTAAAAGATGCAGAAATTTATGGCATAAAAACAGGAAACATTACTGCTTCTGATATTCGTTCTAATATAAATGGGGCTGCAACTCCTGTGCAAAAAGCATTAAATCCTGTAGCCGCAGTTTACCAAGTTCCAGATACTGCGTTCAGATACTATGCTTGGAAGGTAACACAATCTAGGTTAAAAAAAATATATCCAGACTTAGCTAAAAGCAATCGAGCTGATGACCTTAAAAGAACAGCCGCTAAAATGGTCAATGATGTTTACCAGCAGTACGACAAAGTAAATCCTTTCTTACGAAGTACCACAAAATGGGGATGGACTCCGCAGTTTGCTACATTTACAATGGAGCTTGCTAGAAATCAATACAATCAAGCAAGGCAAATCAAGGATTTGTTTTCTGGTAAATTCGCAAGTCAACTAGGTATAGATTTAGGCCCTGTAAACAAACAGGCTTCTTATGTAGAAGGCGTTAGAAGATTAACAGGAACTTCTTTAGTTTTAGGGGCAGTGCCAGCCGCTATGAAAGCTGCAGAGTTAGCCGAAGGAGTTACCCCAGAATTAAAAACAAAGCTAGAAGATTCATTTGTAGAAGATTACGCGCAACAATCTCCGTTAATGTTTACTTATAATGAAGAAGCTAAGACTTTTACTTACATGAACTCTTCTTATTTAGTCCCACAAACTTTAATGTCACAAGCGTTTGACGCAGGTTTAAACGGATTTAGTGAAGGGGATTTACAAAAAATGCTTTTTAAAGAATTTGTAGGTGAAGGCGCGTTTGTTGTTACAGGTTTAATAAAAGTCCGTGCAAACATTAAAGAATTTGGCGGGGGAGAAAAGATTTCTACTGACCCAAATGACATTAAAAGATTCTTGGAAATTTTAGAGTGGGCTGTTGAAGATATGTTTAAGCCTGGGCAAGCAAGAGAAGCGCAAAAATTTATTAACGGAACTAATCCAGATGCAATACAAGGTGTAAACGAAGTATTGTTAAGGCAGATAGGTTTACGTCGTAATGCTAGAGACTTGGTTGGAGCTGCGCAAAGCAGAGCTAGAGAACGCTACGCAGATGTTAGTGCAAACAAAAGACAATGGACTCAAGAGTTAAAATACCAAGCTCCCAAATTAGCACTGTTGCCAGACAAAGGTGAGTCTATATATAAAGAAGCTAACCGAAAGTACAGAGATTCATTTGGTGTAATAGCCCGTGACTATGCTAACTATGTCAGTGTATTAAGCGCAGAAGAAGCTAACGAAATCATGAAAACCTCTGGGGTAAGTTCTACGGAAAGAGCATACTTGCAAATTGGTAAAATCCCAAACATCCCGAGAAACTATGTTCCTAGTACAGAAGAACTAATATCTGAATTAGGTATAGATATCTATACTAATACAAAAGATAATAACGAAAAGATAATGGCTACTTTGCGTGCTGTCAAAGACCCAATGCTGCAAAAGAAAATGATGAATTTTGTGAAGAACTCGCGTAAAAAACAAAATTTAAATTTAAGTCAGCACGAACTTACTATCAAAGGCATGGATGCCCTGAAACAGATTCAATTCTTAGAAGATGTTTACCCAGGAGCAAGAGTCTTTTACGAAGAACTTTCCAAGAAGGGTGTATTGAAAGACGATACCTATCGGGCTTTATTGAAATAAAAAAGGTACCCCCTTTCGAGAGTACCTTTCCAAATAGAAGGGGTTAAATAGGCGGGCAAAATATCACAAGTGAAAAACCACACCCGCTGCCGATTACTCAAGCAGCTTACCTTCGCAATATATATTAATTAATACCGTTAACTAAAAGCTTTTCTTTGGCTGATGTCAAACTGTTCTTTAGGTTAGTTATATCGTTGTTCAGTATTTCATTTTGTTTTGTGATTGCATCACAGGCCTTCGTCATTTGATGCAAGCCTTGCTTTAATATTTCTTCTGTTTCTGTGTAGTATACGTCTGACATTATTGGAATCTTCCTATATGGTTAATGAATTTGAATTTACCCATGAGGTCTCTTTCGCCCTCACGGTTTTTGGCTATCTTATAATTTAGTTCGAGGTAAGACGTTGACCCGTCGTGTACACGACAGTTCTGTAAGTCTCCACCTCTAGCCCACATAAGTAAAATGACATCTGCGTCGTTCTCAATATCTCCGCTATCTTTAAGGTCGTGCATAGATAGACCAGAGTCTCTCTTTGCGCCTTCTCTATTAACTTGCGCTAATAAGATAACAGGGATGTTTAGTTCCATGGCCAATTGTTTTATCCTATGGGAGACCAAAGCGATTCCGTCATTCTTGCTCATGCGAGCGTCGTAAGGTATTAGTTGCAGGTAATCAATTACTAGGGCTTCTATTTTTTTCTTCCTTTTCATCGACCTGGCTTTTGAACGTAGCTCATCTATGTTGCGCACAAAGTGTTCTACATAAATAGGTGCATTGCGTACTTTCTTGAGCGCAGCAAAGACTTTATCCTTCTCAGATTGAGAAGCGACATTATCTCTTATGCGCCTGAGATTTACTGTACTCGCTGTTTGTATCATACGTTTCATAAGTTGCTCGGCTGGCATCTCAAAACTAAATATACCAATAGGAATATTATCTTGAACTGCAGCCCGAAGCACTATGTTCAAAGCCAACTGACTTTTACCACAAGAAGTAGGTGCCGAAATGACAAATACCTCTCCTTTACCAATACCACCCTCGTCAAGTTTCTCGTCCAAATGTCCGATACCTGTGCTGAGTGCTGTAAATTCATAACGATTTTCCGACATAGCTGTAAGCTTCTGCTCTAATAATTCGCCAGCGTCGCTGAAGGATTCCTCTGTATTCACTCTATCCGAAATGTCAGACAGCTCCTTCTCCATCGTGGTTGCCGTTGTAAGGGCTTCAGAACCCCCTACAATCGATTCTATTGCTCCGCGGGACATACGTATCACCCCGCGTGCTATCGCCTTGTCACGGACAATCTTGGCGTAATACCTGTGCCTTATAACGCTGCAAGCTCTGCCCTGTATTTCGTACAGCCCAGAGATACCACCTATAGTGTCCTCTAAGCCCTTAGATTTGACCCTATCTAGGACAGTAATGTCATCTACTGGGTAGTTGTTTTTACAAAGCTCTTCTATGACAGTATATATAACCCGATTTCTCTCAACGTAGAAATCATCTGGGTTAACTAACTGCGATACAGAGTCATAGATGTTGTTGCCATCTTCTGCAAAGAGACAGGATATTAATCCTTCCTCCGCTTCCAATGAATAGGGTTCTTGTAATATTTTTTCCATTTTTTTTATTTATTTCCATTTTATAAGTCCTGCCTCGATAGCCAAACTAATGTCTCGCTTTGCTTTCCTGTAAAAAATTTGTTTTACTTCCTCGTCTGTCTTGGCAAAGACGGCCTTGCCATTCATTACTCTTAAATAGTCGTCGATATAATCATCCATAATTAATGTCGTCTAGTTCTTCGGGCAGCTTGCCCTCTTCTATTTGTTTCTTTGTCCATAGCCAGCAAGCCATGTTCCAAAGCACCGCACCGTAATGGTCCTCTGTGGTATCGCCATCTCTGCACTGCATCAAATGCCTGTATGCTGAGTCACAATACCTGGATGTAGGTATGCCCTTTCTCCAGTTGTCCGCTCCGTATTTCGTAGCTCCATCTTCAAAGCGCTTGGCCATAGCCATTATTGCGCAGGTCGGAATCATACTAGGAAATCCTTTGCCTTGCATAGAGTCACGGACGGCACCCGTTTCGAATGCCGTCCTTGCTCCGCTATCTGGTAATGCTTGCATCAAAAAGGTGCTTCTACCTTTGCTGCTTGCACTGGGCTATCTTGTTTTTCGGATAGCACTCCGCTGACCCATTTAGTTCCTTTGCCAGAAACCTTAGTCCAGCCCGCTAGGCGCATAACTTTACCTTCGATATTAATCTCTCCAGTAAGGTTAGGTTTTTTTGAACCTTCTTCTACATCTTGTACAAAGAGTTTGAAGGTGTTTGTTTCATCGTATTCTTTAGCCATAATTATATTATACTTGTTTGAGTTTTTATTGTTTTTCCGTGAGTGTTGGTAGCATCTGCATCTCTGACATCGTCAATGCAAAGCAATCCGTTTAAAGCATATTTCCTAGCGTAGCTGCTAGCACTGCCTGTGATTTGTGCAGGGTTCATTCCCTTTTGTTCTTCGGGTTCCCTAGCAAAGGCCGTCGTAGAGATTGCTTCATCAGAGCTAACGTCTGCAAGTGAAGCTGTAGCCTTTACGTATACTCTGCCGCCTACCTCTTGTACGTCGTCCGATACTACCAATGTAGTGCCTGTAGACGCAAGATGCGGTTTAACTGCAGTCAGTATGTCTTCGGCTGACCTGTATGAGTATCCACCGAACTTATTCATTTGCCCCTTTGGAGCTTTTAAACTTGCTTGTATAGCAAGGAGTTTTTCTTTTACGTTTTGTTTATTTGTTGTCATAAATTCTTCAAAAATTGCTTGTACAGTTTTACTCTGTCTTCTGTGTTTACGCAAGCATTTATTTCATCCTTTTTAAAATTAAATTGTTTTAAAGCTAAGACCTGTTCTTCTTTTTTAAGCTTAGCAAAACGCTTGCCTAATTGTACCAAGCCCACTGGGTGTAAATAATCCGTGCAGCCTCGCTTTAAGTATTGCACGAGGTTCTCCAGGGTTTCTATGTAGCTGCATAAACTGTTGTTTTGTGCATACCTTCGCCAAGAGTTAAATACCTTGCCCTCCCATGCGTTAGCTTGCCTGTGCAAGATGCCCCTTATCATTCCCGTCTTGTGACAGTGGTCTACGACTGCGTCACTTAGTTTTACTTTTAAGATAGGGCATTTTTTAGGGGTGTTGGCTTCCCTAAATTCTTTAAGTTTATGACTGGGAATGTATTTCATTAATTTCTTCGATTCTTATGTAAGGCTTTTTCTTAGTAAAAGTTTTAGCAACAGACTTAGCGTCGTTGCCCCACTTTAAAGAGTATCCTCTGTAGTCTGGGCGCATATCGCTATGCCTGTAGATTATTTCATATTGGTTCACGGTAGTCTATTGATTAATGTATAAAATGCCTTAGCAGCAGTTTGTGGGACTACTCCATTTCCGAGAAGTCGAAGTCTGTCCACCCTGTTGGAAGTCCCATCAGTTGCTCCACCCAATTTGGATTCAACTTCAATGACACGGGGTTCTTCCCATTTGTATTGTTCTTGGTTGGGTCTTGCTGGCCATTGTGCATCCCGTGGACTTGTTCCCCCAAGTTGTGCTTGCCTCTGTCCGTCAATGCTGCTCGACTGTCTTGTTCCTTCGGAGTTCCCCAGTTCTTCGGATTTACTACTTCCTCTCGGAGGTTCTTGCAACCACCCTTCTTCTTGGCTTCCGCTAACTTTTCGGGACTCCTTGCTGGTAGGTTGTCCATTGTTGATGGAGTTGCCCAATTCCGTTTCACTTGGTCGCTCAAGGGTATCCCCCCTTTGTTGTTTGGACGACTGCTGTCTGTCGCACTCGCTCTCGGTGTTGACCAATTCCGTACTGCTTGAGTTGCTAGTCCTTGAGAGTGCCTCTTGTTCTCGTTCGGACTGTTGTCTACATACATCCCATCGTTCATCGCGACTGGTGACGCCCAGTTCTTGTCCTCGTGGGTCTCCACTGCGTCCCTTAGCTTCGCTCCGAAGGTCTGATTGCTCTTGTGCCTCTTGCTCTTGAAGCCACTGCTTGTCATCTCCGTCTCGATGCGTCCGCCCTCGGCATCGCTCGTCCTTGCCGTTGGCCATCCCAAGGATGAAGACTCGCTTTCTCTGGTGAGGTGCGCCGACTTCACCCGCTGAGAATATTCCTGCCGTTGCTCTGTAACCCAACTCTTCCAATGTTCGGAGGACATATTGGAGAACTGGTTCTCCGTCCTGGGTCTTGCAGCTAAGGATTCCTTCAACGTTTTCGAGGAAAACAATTCTAGGTTGGCACTCTCTGATTCCTTCTGCGATAAAGGGAAATAAATGCCTTGGGTCTTCAGTTGCTTTTCTACTTCCAGCTTGAGAGAAAGGTTGGCAGGGAAAACCTCCGCTAAGGATGTCCACTCTGTCTCGAAATTTTCTGTACGGGAAGGTTTTAAGGTCCGTGTATATAGGTGCTGGATAAATGAACCCCGCTTCCATCTTGTTCGCCAAGTTCGCAACAGCGAAGGCTTCGACCTCCACAAAAGCGATTTCTCTGATATTTGGAAGCACTGCTCTAAGTCCTCTTCCGATTCCTTCATAACCTGAACAGAGGCTAAGGTGACTAATTGTTTTGGTAGTATAATCATGATTCATTTTAGTTTTATTAATTGTTTAAGTGGTAGTTTAATTCCTTTGCTGCGATTGCTGTCGCCCCCTAAAACATCCCTGTCGGTGCCAAAGTATGGGCGTACAATATCTTTTAATTTTTCTGTAGATAAAATTATATATAAATGTTCTACTGCAATGCAATGAAAATCTGCTTTCGTTGTCGCAATGCCGCTAGGCTTCTCCCTGCATTCGTATTCAATAAAAACATTACCCGTGTCTTTAGCAATCAAATCTCTTTTGACTTCAATCGTTTTGTTTTCAAGTAAGTCTGCAAGCTCCTTCTCTTTGACCTGTCCGACTTCTAGGTCATGCTGGAAATCGTTATTGTGTTTCATTTCGCGTTCATCCAATCCATCCTGTAGAGTTTGTTTAAGTTCTTAAATCGCGTAACGCCTTTGCGCATCTGAGTTAAGCTCCAGTTCTTGTGATAATGCTTCTTGCTTTCGGTGCAAATGCACACACTGGTAGCCATAGGAGTATAATCTAAGCCCAGGTCTTGCTGCAGCCACTTAGATTCAATAGCCAACTGCGTGCAGTCTTTCTTTTCGTAAAACTTGCCGCCTGTTCCTTTTGTATCTCTGCACTTGTAATCATACAAATGATATTTGCCGTCAACCTTAGCTATAAAATCGACTGACCCTGCGCTTTTCATCTTGTCGCAATACAATATTCTCTCGCAAGCCCTAGGTTCTATTCCTTCCCTTAAAATAAAATCAATAAAAGGTTCAGCCCACGCGTCGTAATCAGTCACAGCCTCGGCCAACCCTTCGCCCGTAATGAGATTATTTATTATATCCTCTAGCCTAGCATGGACCATTGTTCCAAAATGGCTTGAAGATACCTTCTCGTTCGTTTCTGGGCATATTCTGTACCCGTACTTCATGTCTTGAATCTGCTGCACGCTCGCAGTGGGGTAATCTCTCGCTAATTCTACCAATTTTCTGGGTATCCAGGTGTTGTGCATAAAATCTTCCATCTGAATAGACAAGATAGTAGTGACAGACGGGTAAGCTTTTAGCTTTCTTGCCTGCACAGGTGTTTTCGCGGCAGTTAAGTATGGCTCGCTTGTGCAATCGTAAAAATGTCCGCTCATTTGGTCGCCTTTCTTTTCTTGGGTTTCTTCGACAGTTGCTTAGATATTATTTTAATTGTTCTCATGATTAATAGGGTTCTATATTTAAGTACTCCTTGTATGGTATTGGTCTGACAATTTTAGCAGACGCTTTTGTAGATTTTGAAATTCTTTTAGTCCAGTATTCTGAGGCCTCTGCTTCTTGTAATATTTCATTACTGACTGTATACCAGAGAGTCTTATCATATCCTTTTTTATTAAATCGCCCCGTCTCGACTGCGCCCTGTTCTCGCAGCTTCTGCAAAGCCCCACGAATCTGAGTAGCCGTAAAAAAAGGAAGGCTCTGAACCCAACCCCCATAAGAGTTGTAAGTCCAAAACCTTCCATTCTTCTTGTTCTTATTAGCACGCTTATTTGATAGTACAAAGTAGATAATGCAGTGCAAAACTATCGCAGCGTTGACCCCGTACTTTTTCGCAGCCTCTACTTGCAGGGTAAAATACTCCATTATTCATTTTCTTTTTGCATCAATTCGAGATGTTCATCTAAGTCCTGAGGCAACTTCATTTCTAGTGGCAGGTCGCTAGATTCGTAGGTGTCCCCGTTGTAAGTTCCCTCTATTACTACAGTAATAAAGCCGCTCCTGGCTCCATGCTCTAAGGCTTCGGAGTAGTGCGCTTCAGCTTCTACAATATTTTTAAAAACAGTGCAAACGAAACCGCCTAATTTGTGCTGAATAAATACCGCGTAGTTCATTCGTCCCACCCCCCTGCGCTGTAACCAAGCCCAGCCTCATGGGCTTTTTCTCGGTCTACTCCAGTGCCGTCGCACCTTTGGCAGGTATGCGTATTCGGGTAAAAACTAAAATGTTCCCCCATTCCTCCGCAGCTTTGGCAGTCAGTGTCAATCTCTTCTTCTCCCTCTCTGTCTATTCTCATATCACTCATGTTTTTCCTTTTGTTTTATTGTTTATATGTTGCTGTAATTGATTGTTTACCTTTTCCCAATAGGTTGCAAGTCTTTTCTTTACAATCGGGTCATTTTTTCTCCAAGCATACGGCCCACCGTTCCAGATTTGCGCGTAAATGCGTGCGTCTGGCTGCTTGCCAGTCTTTTTCTTATACACTTCGCCCCAGTATTTTAAATAATAGTAGCAAATAATTTTGCTTTTTTCTGGGTTAAAACGGTCGTCGGGTTCATACCTCGCGCGGTAAAAATTGTTAACATCCTGGACAACGCATTTATGAATTTGCAGCAGTCCCACAGCTTGGCCGTCGTCCCCAATCGCTTGGGGATTTAAGCCACTTTCTACAATCGCAAGCGCTAAAATTAATGTTTTAAATGCAATCATTTTATTTGCTCTCTATGTAATTTTTTATCGCTGCGTTTATTGTTTCAATGTCAACGCCACGCTTTACCGCTTCGTCTATCGCCTTATCTAGCACAGCATAAACCCCGTAAAGAATAATGCTTTCTTGGTATTCGGGAACACTCATTTTTGCGCCTCCTTTCCCAGGTTAAAGCCCATGATTAAAGCGCTTAAACAAGCGTGCAATTCCGCCCGCGTGTAAATACCCATGATATCAGTTTCTCCGCCTCCCTCGCACAGTTGGCACAGCCTATAGCCGCCGCCGCCAGGCTGTTGCAGGAAGTAATGACCCGCTTGCGCTTCCAAGCGGCTGCTTTCAGTCGGCCTGTAAAAAGTTTCGGGCTGCCCCGTTAACTTGTTTAAATAATGGATTTTGTTTTCTATTTCTTTAATTGTTATTTTCATTTTATTTAATTATTATAAACTTTAATTTATTTTGTTTTACTGCTTCTCTAAACATTTTCTTTTCTAAAAGCTGAGAATAGATTTTCTCAAACTTGTCTTCTTTCGTTTCTTTAGGATTATATTTTAATTTATTCATATTTATTTATTTATTATTAAACCAATATCGACCCGAGATTCATTACTATTTAAAAGCGAAGTGTCGATTGCTCCGACCCAAGTTATTTTTTTGTCCTGGGTTTCGTCGTGTTTATCTTCAATAAGTTTAAATGTTATTTGTGTGTCATTTGAGTAGTTTTGTAGTTCTCTAACTAATTGCTTTATTTTCATATTTATTTATTTGTTGTTTATTAATGCACGCCTATTCCGATAGAAACGCCCGCAAATTGTTTAGAGCCGCAAGCATGCCTCCCTGCTGGCAAACAGTTTCCGCAATTACCAGGACAAGCAAACCCGCGCCCGCCCGCGTTTTTTAATATTTTGGCAACGGTTGCCCGATATTCTTTAGACAAAGGCTGCGTTTTGTCTTGGTATGCTCTAGAATCAATAAAACGCTTTTCAACCTTTACAGCATCAAACGAACCGCGGACAACTGGCAACTTTAAAAAAGCATTTTGAAGCCCCGTCCCTGCGTAAATGCTGCCGCTGCTTGCGTTTGTCAAATAGTTTGACGGCCAATCATAGCCCGTTGCGTTTAATTGTAAAAAGATTTTCCAACTTTTTGAATAGCCGTAAACGTTTAAATCTTTGCGGGCCTTGCATAAATCCATAAAGAAACGCAATGTTTCGACGCTGTTAAAGTCACCGTCAACAAATAAACGCAATGTTTTGTTTTCTGGTACTGCGTAAAAAGCGTTTTTAATTACCTGCGGTTTATACCTTAGCAATAAACTGTTTTGCAGCTGTCTAAAGAAAGCGGCAGGATATCGCCAGGCTTTTAAAGAATAGCAAAACTTCTTGCAATCTCCAGCGCCTGGACAATCGGCAAGCGCTAAACTTGAAAAAGCATAAAAAGGAAGTTTTTTATTTCCTTTAGCCGCAATTATAGAAAAAGCCGCCTTGCCATTAAAGCCGCTGTCAATATATTCCAACAGCTTTCCCGCGTAGCGTTGCCAGCCTGGCTTATCGTTTAAAATGATATCTTTTAAAAGAGATTTAGTCTTTTTAAGATTATCAATATTTTTTACAAACAAAATTGCGTGTTGCCTATTCATTTTGCCTCCCTTTCGTCCGCGTCCGCTGCATTGCAAAATTTATTAAAATTGCGTTTGTATGTCTCAAACGTTACTTTTTTGCGGTAAAGCGTAGGAATTGAAAACCCGCCGTTAGGCAATTTTCTTTCCTTACCGTTAATAATAGCGTAATAAATACGGGTGTTTTTACGGCCGTCATAAATAACGGCTTCTTTTGTTTCGTGGCTATAGTAGCCGAATATGTTATCAAATTTCATTTTTATTTTATTAGTTTTTATTAAAGATTTTCTAAGATTGTTAAAACTGCTGCTGCCGCTGCAATGGTGATTATCGTAAATGCAATTATTGCGGGCCGATAAAAGGCGCTTTCAATTATTTTATTAAATTTACTCATATTTCTATTTATTTTATTTGGTTTTATTAAATGTTTGAGTGAGCGTTTTCTTTTATGTCAAAGAACCACCCGTCCAGGTGGCTTAATTGATTGTCACTGATTAAATCATATTTATGCAATGTATTTAATAAATTGTCTAAATGATTTAATTTGCGGTTTAATTCGTAGTTGTCTAAACTGTCATCTTGTAAAAGCTTTTTCACGCGTAGTTTAAAAGCTTGAGTGTTTTCATTTTGCATTTGATTTATGTTCATGATTAACAATAAATCATACTTTTATTTAAAAAACAAGATTTATTTTAAAAAAACTGCATTTTCTTCTCTAGCCCGCATAAACATTAGGTTGTAAAGCATGGCCAATTGCCGCAATTGACTGCAAACACTCGCAAGCAACTGCAAACACTCGCAAGCAACTGCAAGCAACTGCAAATGCTGGCAAGGAAACCACACTAAAACCGAACCATTAATTGAGAGACTTAACCTGGGTGAAATGATGCATTCTCAATCGTGTAAAAAAAAGGCCCATCATGTACAAACAGTCGCGCGTGCCTGGGTGTTTACTCCGCGCGCGTCATTATACCTGCGTGCGTGCGCGTGTATGGGGGGGCGGGGGCCTAAATTTCCGAAGCGTCGTTTTATATATATATATAATTGACCCCTTAAAAATTTGGAAAGCTCAAGGGGCTATTGACATTTGAGTCCTTATATACTTGTATGGTTCTTGTATGGTATAGGTCTGTTAAAATTAGCAGATGCATGTGAGAAAATTAACAGATGAGTGCTAAAGCGGACTTAGAAGCAGAGATAAAACAAGCGATTATAGAAGTTGCTGACGATAAAGAGCTTATGAAAGCCAAGAGTTTGTCTCGTCATAACCCCGAAAAGGTGGCGCATATACTATATTTATACTCACTTGGGGTCTCGCAGACGGCTATGATACGCAAATACGGCTATGACCGTGGTACAATCATCAATGTATTGGTAGATTACGCTGACTACAAGAACAAGTTCAGAGAGATTGGCGGGCAATTAGCGGCTAGAAGCTATGTAAACCTAGAAAGTTTAGAGGAAGATATAGTAGATAGCGTCCGTGGACGCATACATACGGGCGAATATGAGCCTACGCCTAGGGATATTAAGGAGATAAGCATTGCTAAAGCAAACTCAGCAAGGCAAGCCTTGACAGCAAGGGGCGAAGCTAGTTCAATAACTGAGAGCAGAACGGTAGTAACCCAGGAAGACTACGAAGAAACAATCCAAGCAGCCAAGGAAAGGCTGAGAATAATAGAAGCGGAGGTAATAGATGCAGAGGAATAAGATGTCAGACGCAGAGGAAGAGGCTTTTGAAAAAGCTAGGGCTATTTTATCTGAGCATTTTCCTAACTGGACTATAGTAGTAATAGATGAAACTGATTCATTGAAGTATGATTATACTAATTACTACATAGGTAAGACTTTATGCAGGGAGACTGTAGCGGAGATGAACAAGGATGACATAGATATGATAATCTGGGAAGACGCTGAGGTAGACGACGAAGAAGATAATGGAACTTAGCTTTACTCCGCATCCTATTCTAAGCCCTCCTACTGACAAAGAGATTGTAATCCTAGGGGAGAATGACCCTAAGCTTTTAAAATCATTGTACGATGCTCACGAAGGTCGGATTCGCGCCTCGGAGGAAGACCCTGTAAGGTACGGCTTTGACCTAGATGGTTGGAAGCGCATATACAAGGGTCTTGAAGATTATAATGAATGCCTAGTCCTAGGTGGTAATAGAAGTGGTAAGACCACGGGCTGCGCTAAGCTTATAATGAAAGCAGTGACTGAAAACATGGAGGGTCACATTATTTGTTTTTCGCAGAACATAGATACCAGTATAAAGGTTCAGCAGAAAGCTATGTGGGATATGATGCCTAAGGAGTTTAGAAGAAAGACTAAGAGTACAGAGGGTTACATTAATTACTCTATGCAGAATGGATTTACTGGGCAGTCGTTTATTTTTCCAGATACTAAGACCAGAGTAGACTTTAAGACATATACGCAGTTCAGCAACAATCAAACTATCTTAGAAGGTTTTGAGTTCGGCTTCAAGAACCCAGACAGTAAAAACATAGGGGCTTGGCTAGATGAGTACCTTGGGGACGCAGCGCTAGTAAATACCTTGCGATTCAGATTGGCTACTAGGGATTCTAAGTTGCTTATAGGTTTTACCCCTATTGATGGCTATACCCCTTTCATTGCTGAGTATCTAAAGAACGCAGAGACCAAGCAGACACGGCACGCGGAACTGATAAACAAGGAGGTGCCTATAGAGCAGTACAGCCCTGGCAGAGACGCGAGCATTGTATATCTGCATTCAGACGAGAATCCATTTGGAGGTTATGATAGAATAGCTAAAGACCTTAGAGGCAGGCACGAAGACGAGATTATGGTTCGTGCATACGGAGTTCCTGTTAAATCAATGACTTCTTTGCTTCCATTGTTTAACACAGAAGTTAATGTACTATCAGAAACAAAAAACAAATACGGATACACCTTCCCTAATATTACGGACCCAAAAAGGTATTCTTGTTATCAAGTGGTCGACCCAGCAGGAGCCAGAAACTATGTTGCTCTATGGGCTGCTGTTAATAGAAAAGGAGAAATCTTTATTCGGAAAGAGTTCCCCGATAGAGATAGCTATGGGGAATGGGCTATTTTTGGCGACCCGAAGTGGCGATATGGACCAGCAGCTAAAAAGATTGGGTACAACGTGGAAGGATATGCAAAGTTATTCAAGGAAATAGAGAGTGACCTTGGCATAACAGTTATAGAACGCATAGGTGATTCGCGGTATTTTGCTAGGGAAAACGAAAACAATGAGGACTTGTTTACCTCTTTTGATGATTTTGATATGAACTTTATACCTTCTGACGGCAGGCAAGAGGACATTGGTATATCTGCTTTAGACGATTGGTTTAACTATAATCCTAATGAAGCAGTAGATGCAGCAAACAAACCTATATGTTATATACATAAGGATTGCGGTAATTTAATTGATAGTATTATAAATTATAATTCTAAGGGAAAGGCCGACGAAGCCCTAAAAGACTTCTTTGATGCGCTTAGATACTTGCGTATGGCAAATGGAGGCGAAGGACCCGACCACCTTGACAAAAGAGATTTGGGCGCTACAAGTAGAGGAAAGGGTGGATACTAATGCCAAAACGTAAACTAAAAGAAATAGCAGAAGACATGGGAGTGTCTTTTGATGAAGCAATGGAAATTGCTACATTACAACTAGAGGAAGATATGCTCAGCGGAAAGGGTAAAAATACTTGGGTTAACGAAGCTGGGCAAGATATTATTGATAGCTATGTACCTATCCCACAGGTTTACAGAGGCAGAGTTATAGGTACAGCGCCTAACCCTAGGTACATTTATGTATATGTAAAAGAAATGGTTAAAAGGGTTGTGGTTTCTATACCTGCTAGAATGCTTAATAAAAGTTTTATGGACAAATATGTTTACATCGAAGCAGATAATTCTGGGGAAGAAACTAAATTCAAATGGATACCTGCACCCATTGTTGATTGATGTGCTATAATACCTTGTAATGGAAAACGCTGAAATTTCTAAATCTCTTACTTATGTAAGTAAAGAGCCAGATGTAAAAACTTTAAGATACGCTTACAGCAAAACTGTTACAGAGCTGGAGTATTATTTTGACCTTTGCCGTAGTAGCTACGACGAAAGGAGAAATTGGTGGCCTGGCAAAAGCCGCGACCACAGAAAACACGGAGCCGATGCCTTTCCTTGGGAAGGTGCTTCTGACATTGAGTCCCACGTAATTGACGAACGTATAACACGATTAGTTTCTATGTTTGTTTCTAGCCTTAGTCGTGCAAACGTAAAGGCATTCCCTGTTAACTCTAAAGACTTAGCTAGAGCCAAAACGGTTTCGGGCTTTTTAAAATGGATGGTATCCAGCGGATACATCCCTAGGTTTAAGAAAGAGATGGAGCTTGGTGCTAACTATTTGTTAGAACGCGGCATCTTAGTTACTTATGTAGGGTGGCAACGCGAAGACAGAAAGTTTTTGCAAGCGATTAGCTTAGAACAGATAGCTCAAGTATCTCCAGAGATGGCACAGATTATTACCGAAGGTGGAGATACCGAGGTAGCACAGAGTTTATTAATTAGTACATTCCCTGGTGTTAACAGTGCAAGAGCCAAGAAAGCAATTAAAGAACTAGGAGAAACTGGTTCTACAGAATTGCCTACAGTAAGACGGCAAGTAGATGCGCCAGAGGTTAAAACACTTGCACCCGACGGAGACTTTTTCTTTCCTAGCTATGTTACTGACCCACAGAAATCCCCTTATTGCTTTTGGAGAACTTACTATACAGCCCAAGAGTTAGAAAACAAAGTGGTTACAGACGGATGGGACCAAAACTTTGTTGATTACATGATAGAAAATTACAGAGGCGTAAACATAGACTCCCTAGAAAGAGATAATGAAGGCCGACGCAGTAACTCTAGCAGCGACGAAATATACGAATCAGATGATTTGGTTGAAATCGTTTATGGCTATCAAAGGTTATTCGATGATGAAGATGGTTCAGAAGGCATTTACTGCACTGTATTTCACAAAAACTTTACTGGTAACGAAGAAGCACCTGCGTTTGCCAAGTTTGAATTGCTTAATGGCTACGAGGATTATCCTGTAGTAGTAACTAAGCTATCCGAAGACAGCAAAAGATTGTACGATACAATGACTGTCCCAGATATTCTTAGAGGTATTCAGAATCAAGTAAAGGTAGAACGCGATTCTCGTATAGACAGAAACAGCATTGCTACACTTCCGCCTATATTGCACCCAGTAGGACAAGCTCCTACAGATTGGGGACCTGGTAGAATGATTCCTTACAGAAGAAAGGGCGACTTAGACTTTGCTCCTGCTCCGCAAATCAACCAAGGCTCTATAGAAATAGAAAGAACCTTGGAAATGCAAGCAGACGCGCTAGTAGGATTAGACTTTGAAAATCCATTAGCACCAGTTCGCAGGCAATTTTTAATAGACAAATTCTTAAACCATGCTGCCGAAGTGTTGCGAATGACTTGGAAATGCTTCCAGCGATTTGGACCCGATGAAGTATTTTTTAAAGTAACAGGTGCAGCAGACCCACAGAAATTTTCAAAGGGAGACCCGAACGAAAATTACGACATCATTGTTTCTTACGATGTATTAAGTACAGACAAAGATACTCAAGAGAAAAAACTACAATCATTGGTATCGTTGACACAGCTGGATAGAAGCGGACGCATAAATATGGATGCTCTATTGGAAACAGTAGCTAACTCTATTGACCCTATACTTGCTGATAGCATTTTACAACCTGGTAAACAAGCTCAACAAGAAATGGTTAAGAATGTTACGGATGATTTAGCTAAGATATTTGCTGGTATAGAAATGCCTGCAAGACCAAACGGTGGTCAAGTAGCAATGCAAGTGCTGAAGCAATACACTCAGCAGCCTGACATTGCAGAACGATTACAATCTGATGAAGCATTTAAGGCTCGTTTAGAAAAATACATTGGTCAGTATACATTTATGCAACAACAAGCTCAGAACGCCCAAATAGGTAAGGTAGGCACACAGCCTGCCAACATGGGAGGAATGGGTATGCAAGGTATTAACCAATAAGTATATGTCACTAGAGGAAGCACTGAAATATCTAAAGCACCACGAACATTTTGCGGTGCTAATAAACACAATTCATCAACTAAGAGAAGAGGCTATAGCAGAATTGCATAACTCTAATTCTGAAAGTATTCAGCAAATCTCTGGTAGAATTTTGACTTATGACCAAATATTACAGATTGTAGATTGGCAAACTTTACAGATTACTCATAGCGAACATATAAAGCGCTTGTCTAATGTAGTATAATGATTTTATCGCAATCTCTCCAGGCGTAAAGGGAGTGGACAAATTATGACAGAAGAAAACAGCACTGACACCGCAGAGTCAGAACAAAAAAATGGCGTACAGAATATGACACCCAACGATTTTATAAATCGTCGAGTTGGTTCTTCTCAAAAGGAAGAACCCGAAGTAGTAGCTAAGGAGGAAGCAGTTGAAGAAGAAGTGGTTGAAAAGAGCGCCACGGATGAAGTAACTGAAGAAACCGAAGCAGACGTTCTTTCACAGTTAGATTTAGACAGTATGTCTGAAGACCAAATTAAGGAAGTCTCCAAGAAGCTTAACAGTAATGCAGTTGCTAGATACGGTGAATTAACCGCCAAAAGAAAAGCAGCTGAAGAACGTATGGCGAAAATGGAAGAGCAGTTGAATAATCTCCAAAAACAAAAAGAAGAGAAAGTTCCTGTTGTAAAAGACAATCCTTTAAAGAAAGTTATTGACCCTCAAGCATTACAAACAGAAGCCGTCAATGCACAAGAAGTTGTGGATTGGGCAGAAGATTTATTGTATGAGAAAGGTGACTACGGTCCAGAAGACATTATTGCTACAGTAGAAGGAAGAGATGTTACTAAAGCAGAAGTTCGTAAAACATTGAGGCATTCTCAAAACATGATACGGAAATTCATTCCAGCCCAAATGCAGACTATTAAGAAGCAACACGATGCTTCTCAAGCCAAGTCCGCCTTTGAACAGAAGGCCAGAGTTGAATTGCCTTGGATGAAAAACGAACAAAGTGAAGTGTATAAAAAGTATCAGTCAATGATGGGTGACAAAAGGTTAAGTGATTTAACTAAAGACAACCCAGAGGTAGCCGTACAAATGCCGTATCTTGTTGCTCACGCAGCAAACAGTATGTACGGACGAAAGGCTATTACTTCACGTACTACACCTGCTCCAAGAATAAGAAGCACTCCTCCTAAAACTGCATCAACAACAGCTGCTAAGTCTGAAAAAACTGCTCCAAGAACAGTTAAAAAAATACAATCGGTGTCTCAACAGTTTAGCGATAGCGGAACTGCTGCTGATTTCGTAGCTCTAAGAACCTTACAAATGCAAAATAGAAAGTAAAACTTAAAAATTATGTCGTTTTCAAATACATTCGATACAACAAATACAGGTTCTGCAGTTTCTAATCGTGAGGATTTGACAGATGTCTTAACAATCCTTGCGCCCGAAGAAACTCCAGTCCTTTCATCTGCCTCAAAGCAGAAAGCCTCAGCTACATTCGCTGAATGGACAGTTGACAAACTGAAATCCCCTGTGACCACTGGTGTCTCAGAAGGAGCAGATGTCACTACATTCGATGACAAATTCGCTGACCGTGCGCGCCTAGGTAATTACGTGCAAAAATTCCGTAGAGATTATATGGTTTCTGATTTACAAGAAGCTGTTGACTCTGTTGGACCTGCAAAAGTTGCCCAAGCCGAATCAAAAGCAATACGTGAACTTAAACGTGACGTTGAAGCTACTATCCTTAGTTCTAATGACCGCTCTGTAGAGAACGGTGCTGGTACTAATTATGGTCTTCGCGGTTTAGGTACATGGTTAGCTGATGGAACTACTATCGCGGGTACACCTACCGATATTCCTGCAGCTTATGCAACTCCTACTGCAAATAACTCTGACGCGGGTAGCTTGTACACAGAGTCAATCCTCAACACTCAATTATCAAGTATCTTCCGTCAAACAGGAGAATCTTCTAATATGATGCTTGTTGCTGATACAGGTCTACGTAGACGTATATCAGACTTTGCTCGTTTAAGTGCAAATGTTGGTACTAATCCATTACGTGTTGTAAATATGGACCAAGGGCAAACAACTATCAAGTTATCAGTTGAGTTATATGAGTCTGACCACGGAGTCGTATCAGTTGTTAATATGAACCCAGATACTGCACCTGCTACCGTTACTGGAGATAACACCAGTCACGCTGATGGTTACATTATTAACCCTAACTATGTCGGTATTCACGACCTCATCCCTATGGGAAGCACACGCTTACCTAACTTAGGTGGTGGCGAACGTGGATTTGTTGATTGTGCGCTTACACTAGGTGTTTACCACCCAGCAGCTCACGGTAAAATTATCGCTTAACAAAGGAGAAAAAAATATTATGTCTAGATTAACTATTAACGAATCCGCAGACGGATACACAGATAAAATTATCTTATCTCCAGGCGATTTCACTACTGCCGCTGGTAATACAACTACATTAGTAAATATTCCAGTGAAAAAAGGAGATGTCATTCATGGCGCTGCTTTAAACATTAGTGAAGCCTTCAGCGTAAGTTCTAACCTTAGTGTTGGATACGATGCAGCTATTGATGGCAGTGGCGTTAAAGCAGAAGGATTAATCCTTAACTCAAACGTCAATACTGTTCAAATTAAAGTAGATACAGGACTTGGTTTATCGCCAACTATTGATACATCTGGTTCATCAGTTACAGCCTTAAAAGTTGTAGCAGCAGCAGATGGTAACATTACTGTTACTTCAGCTTCAGCACTTGATGTAAGTACAACAGGTGAACTAACACTTCAACTAGCTATTAGACGCTTAAACGCCTAATATTATATTTTGGTTGGGGGGCGAAAGCCCCCTGCCATTTTTTTTATGACCGATATTATTACAGATTTACCAAGAAGTTTTACTGACGGAGAGTTAGACCAAGCATTTTTGAATGAAATCAAAAGTGGGTTTAAACTTGAAAGAGAAACAGAGCATCTAAGAGTTGCTCAAGCAAAAAAAGAAGCACACGAAATGAAAGGCAAGACGCATCCTAGTTTAGGAAAATGCGTAGCTACTATGCCTGCTAGAGAATTTTTCCGACTTACGAGTAAGTATGGACACAACGAAGTGCATTCTAAGAATTTTTTACAATACTATAACAAGAAGTTTTCGGACTTATCCCCTAATAAAATATAATGCAAAATAGGACATACGGAGATTTATTTAACTTAGTGCAATCTTTGGCGGGCGTTAATGCTTTTACGGCCGAAGAACAAGCCGATGTGTCTAGGTTTATAAACCGCAGGTATTACCAAGCGTATTTGCAATCACCTAGCTGGGTTCGTTATTTAGTTCCCTCTGAAGAAAGACCAGTGGTTTCTATTGAATTTAAAAATTATCAAAATCAAAGCCCACCAGACGCTATGTTTGTAAAGGTTGGCACTTCGGATACTGCTTTAGGCAGAGATAGTGGAGCGGATGTATTTGTATCAACTACTAGTAAAACGAATAGTTTTTGTCGACGAAGCGGAAGGTGGTTTTTATTTTCTGGTTCTGAATATACAATTAATCCAATTACTAATGTAGTCACATATACTGCAGATAATGGTATACATTATTTTCATCAAAACACTACAGATACTGCAATTTATGGTAGCCCAGCGGAAGTTAAGGAATGGGGTCACAGTGGGGCAAGTATCAGCCCAGCAAATAGTCCCGCAAACATTGAAGTAAATGGTTGTGCAAAAATTTTATACGATTCTCCGCTTTTTCCAATACTTAACACTTCTGAAGCTACAGGCACTCTTGCAACAATCGGTGATTTTATAAGAATATACCAAGAAAGGGCGTTGCAAAGAAATTCTTCTATTGAATATGATTTTTTTGTAGATGCAGATGGGGCTAATATTGTTAACTCTACTCTTACTGGTAATAGTGCATTTGTAACATACAAGAAACCTTTTGTTAAATTTACTACATCTTCTGATTACGGAACCTCTACAGAAATAGTTCCAGAAGAATTTTTCTCATTTATAGCGCATACAGCATACGCTGATTTCTTGCGCATGGATGGACAACATCAAAAAGCAATGACTGAAGAAGAAATAGCCAAAGGGGCTTTAGACCTTCAGCTTGAACGTAATGATATAATAGCTAACAACAACAACGCCACTATGCGATTTTCAACTTACGTAAATCGCCAATCAAGATAACATGAACTCTTATACAGTAAACAGATACAATGTACCAACCGAAGGTGCAACATCACAAACAATTAGCATCCCCCATACTGGTGCAGGGTCTACAGACACAAAAACCTTTGGTGCTTTCAAAGACAGAACTAAAGTTATATACATTACTGTATTAGGTTCTGGTTTTTGTTTTACCATAGATGGTAGTGCCGTAGACACTTCAAAATCACATAGATTACAAGCTGGTAATCAATATTACTTTAATGCAGAATTAATATCGCAAGCTAAGTTTAAAAAACTGCCTAGTGCTTCTGCAGAAGCAATAATGTATGCGTCAGAGTTAACTAATTAAACTGTGAACGTATTCGAAACAAATAGGGAAGAATGCCAAGTTCCTACGTTACGTATAAACCGACCAAACGCAGGAAGGCATTTTAGGAGATGGGAAAAAAATGATGCCTTTAGTGTAAAAACTGTAATTGATTTTTCAAGGTACACTAAGGTTTGTTTAGTCGAAGTAGTTTCTCCTTTGCCGAATATTGCTAAAAAACAAAGAGTATTTTATACTATAGATGGTACAACGCCAACGCAAGCTGATATAGTTGCTGGTAAAGCTCATAGGCTAACAGAAGAGTCACAGAATTATTTTGATAAAGATTTAATAAAAAAAGCAAAGTTTGCCGTTGATACATCTTACATAACAGAACGAACAACTTTAGTTATAACAGAATTAACAACTTAGAACAATGGACGGTTTAATAGACAGATTAGGAATATCATTTATGGGATTATTAGCATCGTGGGGATTAATGGATATAAGTTTATTGCTAGCGGGAATTGCATCAATAATGACAATTATACATACTGCTATATCTATATATAAGATATTAAAATGAGCGAAAAGAAAAAAGGCGTATCGATGCGCAAAGAGCATAAAAACCCAACGGGTGGATTGTCTCAGAAGGGTAGAGATTACTACAACAGGAAAACGGGTTCTAATTTAAAAAGACCTGTGACAGAAAGTAATCCTAAAGGAAAAAACAAAGCTCGAAAGAAATCATTTTGTGCCAGAATGTCTGGCGTTAAAGGACCTATGAAAGATTCAAAGGGTCGTCCAACCAGAAAAGCATTAGCTCTTCGCAAATGGAAATGTTAATATGTCACTATACGAAAATATAAATAAGAGAAAAAAAGCAGGAACAAGCCGTCCTAAATCTAAATCTACAATATCAGCTAAAGCATATAAAAATATGAAAGCTGGTTTTCCTAAAAAGAAAAAGTAATGGCTAAAGGGGTAAAACACTATTTTCGAGATGGAACAAAACACACTGGTGGTATGCACAAGATGCCCAACGGTAGTGTCCATTCTGGGAAAACACACACTAAATCGTCTAGGAAACTATATCACCTAAGCGACTTATCTAAAACAGCTAAGGCTAAAGCTAAGTGACTACTGAACTTATAGCTTTATTAGGCGGTGGAGCAAGTGGGTTTATATTTAAACTCATAGGTTCACTTGTGCAATCTCAGCAAGCTAACATAAGCTCTATGATTGCTAAGCAAGAGGCAGCCGATATAAGCCACGAGAAAGCCTCTCAGAGGGGTGGTTCTTGGGTAAGGCGTATGATTGTATGCGTAGTGCTATTTGCGGTCGTTGTAGCACCATTTTTGTTGGCTCATAGCCCAGAAGGTATTACAGTAGGTTCTGAATACTCTAGATTTTTTGGACTTTTCCAAGGTATTGACTACATTACCCTTGAAGGATATGTTATACTACCAGAGATAAGGCAAACTGTATTGGCTATAGTTGGTTATTACTTTGGGTCATCATCAATCAAGTAAAATTATGAAATGTTTTTTATGTAAAACTAAGGATTCTTTAATTGCTAAAATTAAATTAATCATTAACAAACTAAGAGGAAAATAATTATGCCCTACGGAAAAGGAACATACGGTAAAAAAGTAGGCAGACCATCAGCTAAAAAGCGCGGAATGCCAAAAAAGAAATAACATTATGGCTGACAAAAGTAAAAAGAAAACTACTAAAAAGGCACCTGCTGCAAACAACAAGGTTGCACAACTAGAAGCTAGGATTGCAAAGC